CCCGAATGGCGACCCACATATATTATAGCAAAGACAAAAAATTTTGTCTAGTAAATCTTCTTTTTTCTTTCCTGCATTTTTTGCTCATTTGCAGTAGCTGCATAAAGGGCTCTCATATGTGCTGATGCTCTTGATTTGCTTGGGTGGCATCCTTTTAGTTCACCTTTATCGTTTACAACGGCATAACCTTTGCATCCTGCCGCTCCTTGTCGAATATTGTATGGCATATTTCCTCCTAATCGTTTGGCGTATCTGGGAAGTCCATTTGGATTAATCCCATTTCTTTTGCCAGCTTTTGTCCTTCTGGACTTAAGTGTAAAGTAGCTTCTAAATTTTCATCATATTCTACTTCCATCAAACCTTTTTCATAAAGCTTTATTAAAGAATCATCAACATGTTGAATATGTGCCTGCCATAATTCTGGAGCTATATCTTTTGCTTTTTCATGTATAGCAAATATAATTTCTCCATTCTCATCTATACCCTCAATAGTAATTGCTCCTATTTCTAGGTAATATTCCAAGTCCATGTCTTCTTCTCTTTCTTCGTCCATATCCATATTATACTCTCTTTTGTGTGGCGTGTAGGACTTGAACCTACGACGACCAAATTATGAGTTTGGGGCTCTGACCAACTGAGCTAACGCCACCTAGCCTTATTGTATTGTCCCGTCCTCATTTTTGTCAATGGTAGTTTCCACCAACTGTTGAACATAATCAGAAAAATGTTTCCTAACGCTTCCTGGTGGTCTTGATCCGAGTGATTTCCACAACCTCTTATATTCAACCACATTTGCAAACGTAGTTGGACACAACATATACCCAGCATACTCTTTTAAAGTAGTAGGCAATGGAACATGTTTTCCACAGCATTTGCATTCTTTTGCTTTATCTTGATATATACTCATAATACTTCCATTCCATCTAGTACATCCGACAAATCTTTAGGCATTTTTGGAGGCCTAATTACATTTAATCTAACTTCTTCGTTACTGTCGTCTCTTCTTCTTGAAATTGAATCATAGGTATGAATATCAATTTCTTGATTTGTTTCAAATTTAGTTCTACTAATTGCATTATATATAGAACCACAGACTGCATCGGCCAAGTCTTTTGATCCTTTACGTGGATGATCTACTTTATCACGCATTATTTTAAGCTGAAGCAACTCATCAATAAGTAATGGAATATGTGGTCCAGAAAGCCTATCTTCTGCGACTACCATTGCCATATCGTCATAATGTCTTTTTGCAACAGATAGTGTCTCTGTATTTATTCCATATTGTTTTAATTGTTGCATCATGTCGTGAGAATTCCAACGGTCAAATGTGCAAAGTCTTATCTTAAATCCTTTAGTTCTTAAAGATAATATATAGTCTTTTACTTCCGTAAAATCTACAGACTTGTCTGATGTTGGGGTCCAGTATCTAACAGCATCAACTTCAACAATTGGAGCAGGCTGGGAGTATGTGTCAGTAACTTTTACATTAACCCATTTTTGAACATGAGCTAAAGATACTGCACAGTGGTCGTGTTTCTGAGCTAAATCTACATGTATGAAATATTCTTTGTCTGGATCTGGCGCAAACCAGTTTTCAAATCTACCAAAACTATCTACGGCTAACGCCATATTGTTAAATGCTTTTTCAATTTTCTCTCTTGACTTAAAGAATGCATCTATTGCCTCTGGCGGCATGCATGCAAATCTACCAAGAGCATCTGGCATATTCTTATAGAATTCTACTTTAAAATCTTCTATTTTCTTTGTAGGATTTATTTCCCATGTTGGTCTTTTAAGTGCATATACCTTTGGTATAGTGTATGAAACAATATGATCTTCTTCCCATTCAACAACTATTTCATTCCCTTCAGTCCCGTCCGGAAGATCGTTGTCCATCTTTAAAGTTTTTACCCTAACAACAGTTTCTTTTTCTGCTATTACCGAATCATAAAATTTTTGTATTGGATCATTCTTAAAACGGGGAAATGAAAGCAAAATAACTTTACCGTAATCTGGAAAACGGGATACAACAGATCCACGATACATATCATATATAGCGTCTGCAGTTTTAGCTTGATCGTGACCAGTAGTATTTTCTGTAGCAAAGCCTGAAATTTCATCTAGAATAACCGCTATTACGTTATAACCTTCCCATGCTTCACGCTCAGAGTGGCCTGAATGTACAGTGATAGCTTTATTAAACTTCATCTCTGAAGCTTTTGCCTCATATTTACCAATAAACCAAGGAGATCTATCTATGCGTGTTTTGAATCCTTTAAAGAAAACATTATTAGCCTGTTGTGCGTTAATAGCAATATTAAGAATATCTATCGAATCTCCGGGAGGCTTTCCATAGTATGTCGCTGGATCCTTGAGACACAATAATAAATAAACCATATAAGATACGGCTATGGTAGAACAATAGTCTTTTCCGCTGCCTTTTCCTAATTGTGCTATTACTTCATTGCACGTTTGTTTGTAGCGACGCTGACCTTCATCTTCTCCAAATAGTTTGACAAGAGTGGATTGTTTATAGATTTGTGAGCTTTTTTCGATAAGCGTATATTGGTACTCCGAAAGTGGTGGCAGTCCCAGATAATCTGGGCTTGTAACAAATGTTCGTAAGTCGACTGGTCTTTCATCAAATTCCTCTCCGTCTAGGATATCAATGAGATCATTAAAATTAAGATCCACTAGCTTCCTCTGCATCAATTATAACTGGTTCGACAACTCCAGTTATTTGAGATAAACGTTTAGCAACCTCCATTTTACATTTCGGACAAGTTGCAGTTACCTCTTTTAATATTTTTACAAGTATATCTTGCTTTCTTTCTGTTTCTGCTACTTGAGCAGCTAATTCTTGATTATCTAATAGGCCAACTTCTTGAAGCATTCCAATTCTTTTACCTTCAATGTCTGCAATTAATTTTAATGCCGTTGCCTTTATATTTAATTGCCCCGCCTGATCTGCGTCCTCTACGGTCTTCCAGGCCTCTTTTATTAGCATGGCATAGTGTTGGTCTGCTCCAGAAATGGCTTCTTTTGCCCTGTCACGAGCCCCAGAATCGTTTCTAACGACCTCTTTCCATTGGTCTATATACTCTAACACCTCTGCCCGCTTAAAACCTGTTACAGAGGCAATCTGGGTCGGGTTATTTCCTTTAAGTAGTTCTTCGACTACCTTATTCATGCGATCAAAATGATCGGCTAATTCAATATCCATATGGTTAAATTATACCATGTTTTAGTTGACTAGGATCTAGATTTGGCAATCTTTAGGAGAACTAGATACCCAATTAAATCGTCAATATCATTATCTCCTGGATATTCTGTGCCCTTCATTAATCTATTTAATTTATCATCAATACGAACATGAAGTTGTTCTCTTGGTCCCGCCTTTGAAAATATACGCACAGGGTCAAGGGCTGAATTACCGTAGGCAATATTTTTCTTTATCAACATATGTGCAATTTCATGGCAGGTATCCCAAATTTCCCTACCAGCTTCTGTGCCTACTGTAAGTAAATACAAATCTGAACAATTAAATTCTTTTGAATCTTCAAATACTGGCTCAAGCATTATCTTTTACCTTTCACCAATGGATCTTCAATCCACTGGACATATCCTTCTTTCCATGTCTGACTTCCATACATGTGCTTGACGGCTTCAAAATGAAAAATTCGCCACCGTTCTCCTCCATATAAATAGAAACGATTTTCCTTGGCAATATCAGAATTATTTATTTTCTGATAATCATCAATCAAATTAGTTCCATATTCTATATTTAAGGCGTTAAGTATACCATTTGACCAAGCAGTTGGTCCAGTATGTGCATGAACAAAATGCTGCATTTCATAATTTGGATTTTCTAATTTTTCTTTAATATAATCTAATACAGATTTAAGAAATGGATGTCCTGGTGAGGCGGCAAATGTCCATTGACAAAAGTCTCTATCATTTTCTGGACAAACTATAAATTTATATTTATTACTAATCCAATTAAATACGGGCTGGTTGCATAGGGTATCTAGATCTGCATACACTCCGCCATATTTATATATGACCATATACCTCCATAAATCTCCACGCATAACTCCCACTGGGAGACTATTGAATAGCTGAAGCCATTCTTCTCCGTATTCTTTCAATACAAATTCTTTAGCCTGTTCATCGTCCATATACTTATATTCGTATTCTGGATTATGATGCCTCCATGTATTTACTGCATCTAGCATGTAAGGCTGGAGCTGGTCGAATGGGTCTTTATATGTTTGCCAAATTGTTTTTGGTATAAACTCATTTTCAAATTTAGCTATGAATACGCCAGTAACTGGAAATTCCTGATGATATTTGATTCCCTTAAAAGTTTTAATTACTCTTTCAGTATTCCAATCTTCTTCTACATGCACCTCATATGGATTTCCATTTATTGCATCTTGATGGTAATGAATGATTGGAATAGATATAATTGCATACTTAGCATCTTTTGATATTCTGTCCCATAGTTCTACGGCATCTTTTTCTGGCATGTGCTCTAGTACGTCGCCTAAAATAACTAAATCGTAATCAAATGTTTCCATTTCTCTGACATCCATTTGAAACAACTTATCATATCTTGCGGCTAAATTAAATTGTTTGATATATGGATCCCATACTTCTACAGCGTGGACAAATACATCTTCTGGTAATACTGCCCTAATTAAATCAAGGTAGACACCCTGTCCAGCACCCACATCTAAAACAGTCTTTGGATTAATCTTTATGATCTCTTGTTGAGTCCAAGGTTTATTTGTTGGATCAGAAAACCCCATCTATAATTTTCCTTTCATGTTTATTTTGAAATGTTGATTCAAGTTTTGCTAATGTGCAACCCTGTTCAACATCTGGCTTTATTGTGAATCCATTAAACTTATCTGTTTGTCTATAGTAGAACCAGTCTAGCGGTAATGAAACTCCTTGTTGCATCATGTCTAAAGATTTTTGAGCACCTTTTCTACTTAACACATAACATAAACAAGACCAGTCTTGATATATTAATGATGTATTTTCTCCATATGATTTATGTAAACCATACTTGTGATATTGATCAAGTGGTACAAAGAATGAAAATATGTCCCAATCTTCTGGTAGCTCTGCTATATATTTTTCAAGAAAAGGGAAAAAGTTATCATTAAAAGTTATATCATCTTCCATTAATATCAAGCTATCAAAATCTGTTTTTAAAAAATTTTTCCAAGCTGTATAATTACTAGCCCATATACCTAGCTCTCCGTATTTCCAACCTTGCAAGCCATCAAGACTATATCCATTTGGGTTTATATAAAAATCTTTATTATGACTATAATAGCTAAGCAAATCTTCATGAGATCTTATCTGTATAGTTGGAGTATCTAGCGGAGTTGAATATTTTTCAAGATAAATATTAATTGATTTTACTAACCAATCTCTATCAGAATCTGTGTCTATATGAAATACTTTATGAGTAAATTTCATTTAATTAATCCATTATCTTTTAATGCACGATATATGGTCATAGTTGTTACGCCACATTCTTTTGCTATTTCTTCCATAGTTTTCTTTTGAACTATATATCGACGATATAGCCACTCTTTACTCTTGTATAGTTTCATCGCTCTGTTAATACTGTATTTGAATAATGAGCAATGCCGAATGCGTCTGCCACATCAAAATCATCTAATGATAGATTATACTTTTTGTTAAAGTAATCTACAGTTCTTTGCTTTCTAATCTCCCTCATTTTTGCTTTATACCAAGAATCAGCATGTCCTGGATTCTCAAACCTAAGTTTGTCTTTCTCCAGCTTTGTTGGGTTTTTATTTCCAATATATGCCTGCCAAGATGTAGGAGATATAGTAATAACACTAGCGCCAGTAGACATAAGCTCAGCAATAACGACACCATATACATATGATAATTTTATCACGGCATCTGGGGATTTGACAAAGACTGCGCCCTCAACAACTATATAGTCTGATTTAAGTTCATTTAACATTGAATGCATTTTAACTTTAGCGTCATATATTTTTT